ATTGGTTTGAAGCACAAGACTCAAATATGCGTTTTGCTATTAATAGTAACTTAATTGCTAAAAAAGATATTGTAGACAAACTAATTGCTAAAACACAAGGTATGAATCACTTTGAATTATACACAAGTTGCGAAGCAGTAGGCGCACAAGCAGAGTACATTCGTGATGGATTAGTTTATGAACAGTGGCTAACTAATATTAAGCGTATTCTTACTGAAGCAAATACTAAAGGCGTACACATTATGATGACAATTAACAGTCTTTGCTTGTTTAGTATTACAGAATTCTTAGATGAAGTGTATAAACTAAAAGAACTTACCCAAAGTAGAACACCTACTGTCAGTTTAAATTTATTGCGTTTTCCAAGTTTTCAATCGCCACTAGCATTACCTAATCATATTAAAGATTATTGTCATGAAAAATTAAGCACTTGGTGGGAAGAAAATAAACACAAGCCGGGATGGCATGAGTTTGAACGTGCAAGTATTGAAAGATTAATTGATTATCTGGTTACTGTAGATGCTCCACATAGGCGTACAAGTAATCCAGTTACACTTTGGCGAGATTTTAAAACATTTTATGCACAATATGATGTGCGTAGAAACAAAAGCATTTATGTTTTTCCAAAAATCTTAACAGATTGGGTAGAAAGTATTCCAGATACAGATGCAAGCATTATGGAACTTGCCGATAAAGAAGGTTGGATATTAAAACCTGATAATAAAAATATAGACGAACCGTTGGCAGCATATGACTAAAAAAGTTGGACCATATTTTTGTACAGCACCATGGACACATACATACGTTAGCCCACAGGGAGAACGTAGGCTTTGTTGTGCAAGTAGAGAGGATGCCAGCTTTCAAAAGCAATACATAGACTCAGGAGACAAAAATAATGCAGAATTTGCACCAGTGAGTCTAAAAGAACACTGGAACAGTGAATACATGAAAGATATTCGCAAGCGTATTCTTGCAGGAGAAAAGATTAGCCAGTGCGATGTGTGTAATAATCAAATATTAAACTTGCATACATATAAAAACTATTTTACAAATAACCTTTTCCCACACAAAGTAGATGAAATAATTGCTAGTACACGAGAAGATGGCTACACAACTATGCAACCTATTAGTTATGACTATCGTATTTCAAACTTATGCAATTTTAAATGTCGTATGTGCGGTGAGCAACTAAGTTCCAGTTGGGAAACAGAAAAGATTAAACACAATGTAGTCAACTACGAGCGTGAAAAATGGATGCAACCTGACACACGTAAGAAGATTGCAACGTTTCAAAAGGAAGTTCTTGAAACAGAACTACAAGCAGCAGTTGACAAAGGCATTGTAGAGGAGTTATACTGGGTAGGCGGTGAGCCTTTGATGTATGACATCCATTGGCGTATTATGCAACAGCTAGTTGACGAAGGAAAAAGTCAAGATGTAGTTGTACGCTACAATACAAACTTGAGTAGAACGCACTACAAGGACTATAAACTGTATGAAATGTTGGATAATTTCAAACGTGTCAACATTTGTGCCAGCATAGACGGTGTAGGTGCTGTCGGCGAGTACATTAGAACAGGACTCAAGTGGGACGAATGGTTACAAAACTTCAAAGACGGCATGTTCCTTATTGACAAGTACGGCAATGATGCAATGGTGTTTGATGTAACACTGACAACACCAGGACTTTTTGATTTACAACGTATGTTTGATGTAGTTACAGAGCTAGATGTAAAAAGTTACTTTAAAATTACCTTTGCATTTGATCCTAGTGTGCTAATGAGTCCTATGTGTTTGCCAAGACACGTATTAGATGAACAAATACACAAACTACTAGACTATATCAAGCCAAGAGTAACACACAAAACTCGTGTGTATCAAGAAACACTTGAAAATATGCTTGAGCGTCCTACGTTTGAAGAAGAATACATTAACTATGCAGACGGTTGGCGTAGAGGTAAGAAGAATATATTGTTTGTTGAAAGTATTAGAACGCAAGACGTTACGTTTAGAGACACGCTAAGTGACGCAGGCAAGGAATGGTGGGACAGCATTGAGTAAAACATTTTGCCCTTTACCGTGGACACACCTAGCAACACACCCACATGGTAGTGTTACACTCTGTTGCGAAAGCGATATGACTAATCGTGCAAGCGAATCACAAAACTTGCCACGTGATTTTGTTACACTACATAACACAGAATATGACTTTGTAAAAATTATGAATTCCGACTTGTTTAAGCAAGTTCGCAAGGACATGTTGGAAGGTAAACAGCCAGCACCTTGTGCAAAGTGTTACAAACTAGAAGCACTAGGTAATGAAAGCAAACGTATAAGAGACAGCAACCTGTTGGATTTTAATGTACAAGATGCAAGATACATCACAGACGCAGACGGAACACTAACAGAAGTTAATTTTGAATTTATTGAACTGCGACTAGGCAACATATGCAACCTAGCATGTCGTTCGTGTAATCCGCAAAGCAGTAGTAAGTGGATACGTGATTGGGAGAAACTAAACGAACGTAAATTTGACATGCCACAGAGCATGTTTGATTGGCCCTTAGATGAACGCTTTTGGGCAAGCCTAGCAGAACACTGTAATAACACCCGCAAAGTTTATATAAATGGCGGAGAACCTTTGCTTGTAGACAAGCATATGCGTTTCTTAGAGTTTTTAATTGCCAAAGACTTGGCTAATAAAATTACACTAGTGTACAGTACAAACGCAACAATCATAAACGACAAATACATAGACTTATGGAAAGAGTTTGAGAAAGTTGAATTTATGGTAAGTATTGATTGTTTAGAAGAACGCAATACCTATTTACGGCATCCTGCAAAATGGGACAAAACAATCGAAGCATTTGATTGGCTACACAGTCTAGGACACAAGAGCTATGTGCTACAAACCATAAGCATAATGAACATTTTCTATATCAAAGAGTTTTGGGAGTTTTTTAGAAGCAAAGGTGTATACGTTTCGCATAACATGGTACATCATCCAAACTACTACAGTGCAGCAAATTCACCTCAACACGCCAAGCAGGCTGTGCTAGACAAAATTGTTGGTATGCCGTTCTATGACAATATAAATAATTTTCTAAGTCAAGAAGCAAATACAGCAGCATTTGAACAGTTCTTAACAGAAAACAAACGTTTAGATGTTATACGCAATCAAAGTTACGAAAACATATTTAAAGAGTGGTATGATATATTGAAGGAACAATAGGTTGGCACAAATTAGTTTGAAGACAGAAAGCACAGAAGTTGTAATTGATGTAGCTAATACAGAATTTATGCAAACATGGCTAGATTATATGAACAGTCTTACTATGCCTAGTTTTAGTTGCAGCAGATGGTTTTATTATTGGAAGGAAATCAGTGATAAAGGAGTTCCTGCTTCTATTGATTTATTAGAAGATGCTCTTTTATATTGTTCTAAACATATTACAAATTATGACTGGTCAAATTCTCTACAGGCACTAGAAAATTTTAAACAGGAACCTTCACAGTCACACATGAATATTATTCATAGAGATTTCACTTCACAAATACTACAAAAAAATATTGAAAAATATTTAGATAATGATTTATTATCAGTAAAAGTACATAACATCAATGCCGCAGTTCATCAACTAGAGGTCTATAAAACTTGGAATTTGCTTCCTATAAGAGAAAAATTTCCAGGTAAAATTTTTGCTATTACATTCACTGATGCAAACAATATGGAAGGGGTAGATTTTTCTCCGTTCAAACACAAACTTACTAATTTATCGTTTGACCATAAAAAAGAAAATACAGACTATAATGTTTGGCTTAATGAAGATATACTAGGAAAAGATCTCATAAGGTGTTTTTTAGATGGCGATGACCCTAATAACTCTGATATAACTGGTAACACATTTATGACACCTAATTTAATGATAGATGTCAAAAAAACGAATCATGAAATTTTACAGAGTCCTGAGTTTAATGAATGGCATGCGGCAGTTTGTCCTGATAAAAATCTTAATAGGTGGCCAGTTGGTAACATAGATTTAACATCTTATAATTTACCTGAAAAAGATTTTGAAGACGTATTAGAGTATAAAATATATGATAAATTTGTACTATGACAAAATATACAAAAAGAGCCTGCCTTTACCTAACGGAATTAGGACTGCTGGTAACTTTACCTCTATAGGATTACCGTATGCTAATGATGAGTATAGTTCTAGCCCTTTATTGAGACACACAGAATTTTTATCTGCAATGAAGGTATGTAAAGTAAAATATAATCTATATACAGGTTCAACGACAACAAAAAATTTATTTTATCCTTTAGAACTTAATCAAACGTTCCAATTAATTAATAATTCACTTACAAAGTATATTAGTGAAAAAGTAAAAAATAAAATACAAAAAGGCAAATTTAAATTATTACTTATATGTAATAGATTAGGTAATAATAATTATTCTTACGGATTATTAAAAAAAAGGATAGATGAATTAGTAGAATATGGTATATCAAAAAATAATATTTTTGTTCTAACTAGTGATGTAAATTGTTCATACAAAAAATTTTTAGATATTCCTAATATGTACGGAATAGATTGGTGGCAAATATATTCTCAATCAGTATATAAATCGAAAAGACAGGGATTAAAAAGTTATGAAAATTTATTTCCTTTAGATTATAACTTTAAGCCTTCGCCTTTTAAATATGAATTAGATTATGAAAAATGGAACCCTAGCAGATTATATACAGCATTAACGATGATGCAAAGACCATGGGACTACAGTTTAATTGTTGAAATACTATACCAAAATATAGACAAACACGGAGATTGGTATTTTGATGAAACCTTATTCAAATTACCTGATCGTGTTGAAGATGTATTAGATATGAAAAATGGATTAGCAGAAGTTTCTCAAAAGCAATATATTTTAGGAAAAAAACTTTCAAGCAAAAAAACACATAATAAAAAAATGCACGATAGTTTTTATTTAGATAGAAATGACTTTTATGAAAGTTTGTTTAATATAGTTGTTAATGATTCATGTGTTACACAAAATAATCCATATATGGATAGCATCAATCTACTTTCGCCGGGAACAGGTATATGGAGACAAATAGCAGAAGGTCATCCGTTTATAGTTTTAGGTGACATGAATACAATGACATATTTAAATAAGGAAGGTTATTTCAGCTACCATGATTTAGCATTTCAAAATTACGATAGTTATATAAGTGTACCTAAGAGAGTCAAGGCAATATGTAAAGAAATACATAATTTGACTAATAAGAACATTAACGTAATCAAAGATAGTGTAACTCCTATAGCAAATAAGAACAAAGAAAAATTCTTTGCAAAAGATAATGGTAGAAAGTTTTGGCAACTTTTTCTTGACATGAGGTACGAAAGTCCTGTATAATTAGATATGTATGACATAATATTCATAAACAATAATACTGAAATGGCAGATAACTCTTGGGATTTTTTGAAACATAGATTTCCTAGAGCAAAAAGTGCAGTTTCTTTAGAAGATGCTCAGTCCAAAGCTATGACTAAAATGTTTTGGATAGTATGGCCAGACCTAATTGTTAATGATAATTTTAATTTTGATTATGAAGTTGACCAATGGAGTACAGAATATATCCATACTTTTTTGAATGGTGAACACTACGATGGAATAATACTAGTTCCTAAACGTGCAAAAATTAGTGCAAAAGAATGGCGTCACAGATTTTTTATAAACAAAAAAGAAACAGGAATACAGGCAAGCATACCGCAACCTTTTGATCTATTTTATATAGATACATGGGAAGAATATGAGTCAGCTGTACAAAATAGCACAACAGAAATGTTTTGGATGGTATCAAATAACTTGTTTTACAATTCGACATACATAAACAATTTTTATTTTAGTCATCACAATAGTTATGATAGAAAGGAAAATCATGCATTTGTACATGATGTTAATGGCAGGAGATTATACAATGGCGTATTCTTATGTTCAAAAAACAAACTCCTCAACAAAAAACAAATAGAATATAGATTTTTAGTTAATGCTAAACAATGGGACGATGTAGTTAGCGGTCCATGTAAATATGACTTATTTGTAGCAAATGATTACGATGATTACTTAGAAGCATTAAAAAAATGTAGGACAGAAATGTTTTGGTTAATACCTACACATGTTCATATGGATGATACATTTGAATATGATTATTATTTTAGCCATGATAATGAATATGACAGAAAAATTAATCATGTGTTTAAAAATGGTGAATATTATGATGGTGTAGTGCTATGTTCAAAATATGCAAAACTAGGAGAACGTGAGTTTAAGTATAAATTTGTAACGAATAAGAAAGAACATGATGTAGTAGTAAGTTCGCCTAGATCGTATGATAAGTTTGTTGTAAATTCATATGAAGATTATAAAAAATTAGGGCAAATGATTTCTACTGATTTTTATTTTGTTATCCCTAGTGATGTTAACGTAGAATGGGATTTCAATTATCAAATACCTTATTATGAAAAGGACAATGTTCACATTTTTAGAAATGGAAAATACCACGACGGTATTTTCTTAATACACAAAGATAAAAAATTATCACAACGTGAATTTGATTATAAATTCTTTGTAAACAAAAAAGAAATAAATAAAACGGCTTCGACGCCAAAACCATATGACATTGTTTTCATAAGTTATAATGAACCAAATGCTGACGAAAACTATGCTAGGTTATTAAAAAGATATCCACAAGCTAAAAGGATACACGGCGTCAAAGGCATTCATCAAGCACATATAGAAGCGGCAAAGTTATGCACAACAAATATGTTTTTTGTTGTTGACGGCGATGCACAAATTTTGGACGATTTTGATTTAGATTTTCAAGTTCCTAAATGGCAACGTGATCAAGTGTTTGTATGGCGTAGCCGTAATCCAATAAACAATTTGGAATACGGGTATGGAGGAATAAAATTGTTTCCTGTAAAAGAAACAATAAACATGGATGTTACAAAAACTGACATGACTACAAGTATAAGTCCAAAGTTTAATGCTATGGATAGTGTAAGCAATATTACAGTATTCAATACAGATGCATTTTCAACTTGGAAAAGTGCTTTTAGAGAGTGTTGTAAATTATCATCAAAAACAATACGAGGACAAGTAGATAATGAAACAGAAGAAAGACTTAACACCTGGTGCGAGATGGGAGCGGATTCATTGTTTGGAGAATACGCTATTTCTGGGGCTCGCAATGGTCGTCAGTTCGGTCATGATAATCGCAATCTCCCAGATCGTCTAAATTTAATTAACAATTTTGATTGGCTAAAGGAGCAATTTAATGCAACCTGTGCCTGATATAAAAACAGTTCATATTGAACTTACAGATAAGTGTCAGGCACAGTGTCCAATGTGTGCAAGGAATTATCACGGAGGCAAAACAAGACCATTTATTCGTAATGGTGATATTAGTATTAGACAATTTAAAGAATGGTTTCCTAAATCTTTTTTAGCACAGTTATATAACTTTTATAGTTGTGGTAATTATGGTGATCCTGCATTTGCACAAGATTGTTTAGAAATTTATTCTTATGTTAGAGAGTGCAACCCTACAGCTCGATTAGCATTACATACTAACGGTGGCATGAGAAATCCTGCTTGGTGGACAAAATTAGCACAGCATAACATTGAAGTAATATTCGCTGTTGACGGTTTCAAAGGAAAACACGAGTTGTATCGTAAAAATACAAACTTTGACAAGGTTATTGAAAACTTAACAGCATTTTGTGATGCAGGCGGAAATGCTAGAGTCGATAGTCTAGTGTTTGCACATAATGAACATGAAGTTGACGATTTAGAAAAGTATCTTCTAGGACTAGGAGTACAAAATGTAAACTTTGTTAGTACTACACGTTTTTATGAAATGCAAGAATATGAAGTACACGATAATTACGGTAATGTAGAATATACAATATCGCCTGCACAAACACCAAAATTTAAAAAAACACCTAATAAAAATTTAATACATTTGGTTGATAAAGATATTAGGGATAGTGCAATTGAAGCAAGTATTATTGATCCTAAGTGTGTAACTGAGAAGGGTATATATGTAGACCCTTATGGTGATATATTTCCTTGTTGCTGGTTAGGTGGTGATTACTTAGAACAACCTATTGAAGAAAAACTACCTATACATTATCTTAGAAATCTAAGTGTAGAAAATACAAAAGAAGTTTTTAAGCGTGTAGGTGTTCCTAATTGTAGTAGCGGAGTTTTAGGAACAAAAGAAGTATTATTTAAATTATTGCCAGAGTTTTGGCAAGGTAAAGATAAATGCATGACATGTGCAAGACAATGTAGTAAGTTAGTATATGACAACAACAACAAATATTCCCTGGCATAATATTACTGAATTTGGCCAGAAAACCCTCCTAAAGAGCCATCTTTTTACGGTTTCTTGGATCCTGGCTAGATTTTGTAATTATAACTGCTCATATTGCTGGCCATACGCAAGATCTAGTACCCCAGATCACCAAAAATTAGAAATTTACTTAAAGACCCTTGATAGTATAAAGACACAAGCTCGTGCAAATGGGTTTACAGACTTCCATTTTAGTTTTAGTGGAGGTGAGCCAACTGCTTATAAATACTTTGGGGAGATCATAGATCATTACTGTAGTGATACAGCACCCGAGTATCAAAGTATACATATGACAACTAATTTGTCTCCTGGCAGTAAATGGTGGAACAAATGGTTAGAATCAACAAGCAAACTCCAGCGTAGGAGTATTACTGCAAGTTATCACGCAGAGTTTGCAAAAGAACAGGAGTTTGGAGACAAGTGTCTTCAATTAATAAATGATGGTGTATTTGTTACGATCAATCAAGTTATGGTTCCAGAAATGTTCGAAGAACTTTACGAACGTTTGGAAAGATTTGCCGCCAGAGGTATTAACGTCACTCTCAAGCCCCAGTCCGATCCTACCGCCTCCTACGTGGTACATGGATATAATGAAGAGCAGATATCAAAAATGCAACAGGGCTTCTCACAAGAATGGCAAGGTGAAAAAGTCGCCCAAATCGCACTCTACGACGATAAAGGAATAGAGTACGAATTAGATCAAGCAGAAAGATTTAATGCCTTCGGCTTTAATAAATTTAAGGGTTGGTCCTGCAATGCCGGTTATCAAGGAATAGTTGTTAGAGAAAACGAAGTCAAGCGTAGTTATAGTTGTCACGAAGAACCTCTTGGTACAATTACAGAAGGGTTTGAAATATTCAAAACACCAAAAATGTGTGTAACACCTACATGTGTAAGTAGTGCAGATAGCAAACTGCCTAAAAAAAGGATATAATACATGGTAGACAATAAACAGGTTGCAAGTTCTGACAATTTGTCGTATAATATAAAGATGCATAAGTTTGGTATATTAGGCTACGGGTATGTAGGTAAAGCAACACAAAAGGGACTTCTAAATGATCGAGATGTAGTAGTTTATGACACTGCGTCAAAGGATACAAATAAGAGCGATTTATATGAAGCTGATACAATTTTTATTTGTATACCTACAAATGATGACAAAGATATAGATATTATTATTGAAGAAATTAAAGATTTACAAAAGTATAACCCGGGTGTTGACATAATTATAAGAAGCACTTTGCCTTTAGGCACATGCAAAAAAATACAAGACGAAGTAGGATTAATAATCTATATTCCAGAATTTTTACGTGAAAGATATTGGGATACTGATTGTTTTAGAAGACCAATTGTATATGGGTATGATGGAGGTTACTTACCTAAATGGTTGCAACATGAAGAAATATATCAATGTAGTACAGCTGAAGCAGAACTTGTAAAAATGTTTTCTAATAACTTTGCAGTAATGAGAATTGCCTTTGCAAATGTATTTTATGATTTATCGCAAAGTGTAGGTGCAGACTATAACAAAGTTAAAGATTTATTTTTTAAGGTAGAGCACGATCAGAGTTATATGGAAGTTCCGGGTCATGATGGAACTAGAGGATTCGGTGGTAAATGTTTACCTAAAGACTTAGATTTTCTTATTAGCACTCTTGATGAAAAAGGCATTGATCAAAATTGGTTTAAACATATAAGAGAGTTGAACAAAGGATGGAAAGAAAAGTTTTAGTTACAGGAGCAAGTGGTCTGCTTGGTCTAGAGATTTGTAAACAACTTGCAGATGAATTCTATGTGGTTGCTGTTGATAGCGGATTCAGATCACATGAAACACCCCATTGTAATGAATTTATACAGCAAGACGTCAATACTTATGTATCCTATGTTACTAATGATTTTGATTACATTTTTCATATGGGGAACATAAACGGTACAAAATATTTTTATAACATACCTAATAAACTTATTGAAAATAATATCAAATCAGATTTTTCTATATTTAAATTTGCAGGACTTAATCCTAATTGCAAGTTAATATACGCTTCGTCTAGCGAAGTTGTAGCAGGGACTGACACTTACCCCACACCAGAACTTAATAATATCTTAATAAACGATATACATAATCCTCGCTGGAGTTATAGACTAGGAAAACTTGTAGGAGAAAACTATCTTACAAATTCTAATTTAAATTATTTAATTATTAGGTTCTTTAACATATTTGGAAAATATAGTAGTAGTGGACATTTTGTTAAAGATATTGTAGATAAAATAAAAGATAAAGATTATAGTTTAATAGGTGCAAATGAAACTAGATCTTTTTGTCATGTAGAAGATGCAGTTGATGCAGTCTTAAAAATTAAAGAAGTATCTAATACAATCGTCAATGTAGGATCTAATGAAGAAATAAGTATATTAGAAGCAGCTAATCTTATTGGTAAACATTTAGGTATAGATAACATAAACTGGACCTTTGAACAAAGTGTAAAAGGAAGTGTTGTAAGAAGAAAACCAGATCTCACTAAGTTACTAAAACATTATCCTCAATATAGTCCTAAAAAATTTAAGGATGCAATACAAGACCTATGAAAGTTGAAATAGAGGACGTATTATTTTGGATGGATGCAATTCGCAACAGCGAAGATAGATATCGCACACTTGAAAGTTTTTGGAAAGGACAAGTTCACAGCAAAGTATGGCTTGTTGAAGAACTTGAGAAAACTTTACCTAAATATCATAAACAAAGAAGAATAGCAATATACGGCGGCTGGAATGGTGTATTATCTAGCATATTGTTTAATAGTAAAATTAACATTGAACACATTACAAGCATTGACATCGATACGTCTTGTGAAGAAATAGCACGTACAGTAAATAAGCGTCAGGAAATGCAAGGAAAATTTAATGCAGTAACCGCAGATATGATATCTTACACTACAAATGCAGATGTTGCAATTAACACTAGTTGCGAACATATTACACAAGAACAGTATGAGCAATGGGTAGATAACCAGCCTCATAATGCAGTTTTTGTATTACAAAGTAATAACTACTTTGATCATAACGAACATATACGATGTGCAACAGATTTAGAAGATTTTATAAAAATGAGCAATATTCAGGTTTGGTATCAAGGAGAATTTAAAACACCTAAATACACTCGATACATGATAATTGGAAAAAAACATGTCTAGCATAGACAAATACAGAGACGAAATTACCAAAGAATCAGGAAGTCCTACTTTTTGTATATTGCCTTGGATCCATTTTGCCACTCGTCCTAATGGTGACATGAGATTGTGTTGTTCGGCAAATGCTAGTGGAGCAGGCGAAGATCATACGGTCGGCCTTGTGAAAATGGAAAACGGCAAGCCTGCAAATTTTGGCCGTGAGACTCCAATGGAGGCATGGAATAACGATTACATGAAAAGTGTACGCACTACAATGTTAAATGGCAAAATACCCGCAAGTTGTAGGAAATGCTTTGAAGAAGAATCTAAAGGTGTTGCAAGTAAGCGTATATGGGAAAGTTACACATGGATGGAAGATGGTGTAGACATACCAGAACTCATTCGTCAAACAAAAGAAGATGGCACTGTTCCTGAAAATTTAAAATATTTAGATTTACGTCTCGGACATACATGCAATATAAAGTGTGTTATGTGTTCCCCACATGATTCTAGTAAGTGGGTAAAAGATTGGCAACAATTAATTCCAGTATTAGAAGATACAGATGTAAAAAGACAAATGCGTTGGGATAAAAAAGAGTTTAACAATAAGTGGCATGAAAAAGATACTTTTTGGCAAGAAATGAATGCACAAATACCTAATCTTAGACAAGTTTATTTTGCAGGCGGTGAGCCACTCATGATTAAAGAACACAAAACATTTATTGAAGAAATTGTACGACAAGGATATCAAGACAAAATACTGTTACGTTATAACAGTAACGGATTACTAGTTGATGATGATTTGATCGAGCTTTGGTCAAAGTTTAAGAAAGTTAAATTTGCTGTAAGCATGGATGCTAGTCACGAACGTGACGAATACATACGGTTCCCTACAAACTTTGAAACCGTAGAAAAAACTTTGCACATGTTAGATAATACACCAGACAACATACAAACAAGTTTGGCAACAGCAATTCAAATATTCAACGTAAAACACTTGCCAGATTTTATGAAATGGAAACTAGAAAGCGGTTTTAAAAAATTAAATGTAGGTGAAGTTCCAGGCGGAATACAAATGGGCGGCGGACTAGTCAATATGCATCTACTATACATTCCAACATTTCTAAGTATACAAATTTTACCTAAAGAAGATAAACAAGAAGTTGAAGAACTTTTTATGGACTTTAAAGATTGGCTGTGGAAAAACTATAGACAAGATGACGAATATTGGAAACACAATCCATATGGTTGGAAGCGTTGGGAAGCAGTTCTTAATCACATGAATGCACAGGACAACAGTTACTTATTACCAGGCTTTAAAGAATACACAAATAAACTTGACGCTATACGCGGTTTAGAAGCAGCAAAGATATTTCCAGAGTTAGCACATCTACTATGAGAGAATTAATAAAAATTGCTACTACGCAAGATCCAGAAACATTAGATATAAGATTTTGGCCTACTGACATCTGTAATTTTTCTTGCGAATATTGTTTTCCAGGTAGTGTTACTAACAGACTTCGCTATCCTAAAAATATAGATACAGTAATAAAAAACTTTAGAGCATTATTTGATTACTACACATTAGCACATAAGAAAACACATTTCAAGATTAATGTTGTAGGCGGCGGTGAGCCTACACTATGGCCTCACTTTGCAAAGTTTTGTAAAGAAATAAAACAAAGTCATAGTGTTCATATACAATGCACTACTAACGGAAGTAGAACTGTAAGATGGTTTGAAAAAAACACACAAGATGTAGACGAGTTTGTTTTAAGTTGCCATCAAAAAGATGTAGACATTGATAACTTTATTGCAGTTGCCGATCATCTATTCGAAAGAGGAACAGATGTAACTGCACTGATGCTTATGGATGCAACAGCATGGGATAGATGTATAGAACTAATTGATAAAATGAAAACCAGTAAGCAACGCTGGATTATACAAGCCAAAGAAGTAGTAGATGCTCCTGGTTACGATATAGGTAGTTACAATGATGAGCAAATTAAATACTTGCAACAGCCGATAAAACGTGCTCCAGACTCAGATTGGATCATATCTAACTTGCACAGATTTAGAATACATGAAAGTATAGCAATATATGATAACGATGCTGTAGTGCCTGCAACACCAAACAAATATATTATGGAACAGGCAAACTATTTTAAAGGATGGAAATGTAATGTTGCAATAGAAAATTTAGTTATCACACATGACGGAAAGGTAACAGGAAGTTGTCAAGAACAGGTATTTGCTGATGCAAATATTAGTATGTTTGCAGAAGATTTTATTCAACGATTTAATAAGGCAAAGATGGACTTAAAACCTATTATTTGTCCAAGAACTATTTGTAGCTGTCAACCCGACACACATATTTCTAAAGAGTTAGTGCCAACTAGCAATGTCTAGAATTTCCCTATTTGCTTCTTGCGTATAATTAAAATACACATCACTTATTTTACTTTTTATTAATGTTTGTAAATTTTCTTGAGCATTTATTCTATGAGGTAAAGAATATTTTGCAACAGTTCCTTCGTAAGAAAAAATATTAGAGAAATTTACAAAAGTTTTTAGTTTACTGTCAATAGCATCTATTAATTTAGTGTCGTTTAGTAAATTAGTTTGAACGAAGATACATTCAATGTCTGTTTTAATTTTATGATTTTCTTTCCAATAATCTAAAGACTTTTTGTTATAATCATAAAATACAATTTTTTTAGTTGCGAGATTAGTGTACAACATTCCACTAGCAGGCACAATTACTTGCTCAAATTTTTGAGATATATCATTTGCCCATTCGGTATTATCTATATGTACGAATTCATTTTCACAATATCTTAATTTTTCTTCAATATATGGTTGTAATTTTTTGAAATCTTCTTGGCTTTCTGGATAATAATGCTTCTTATTATTTCTAATACTATCTTCAAAAACAATAATAGGCAAGTTGTTTTCAAATGCTAGTCTTAGTATGTTCCATCCATGACAACGATTTGCATATCGTACTTTGCGAGTGCCTTGCATTACAAATGTGGGTGTATAATTGTCATGTATGTTGTCTAAGCTACGTGCAGGTTCTGTCTGGGTGTGTGACACATGTAATTCCTTAAAACCCACTGTAGGGCTTTGTAAACGCTTATAATGCACCATATTTACAACGTAACACTGATGATGTAATTCATAATAAGCGTCATACATTGTTCTATCTAAAATATGTCCTGCTATAAAAAAGTCTTTTTTTACAAGTTCTTCTAATGCTTCGAAAAATGCAAGTCCGTTTATGTATTCAGTACCAGGACTCATTACAACAGCAAAGTCAGTTTGTACACTTCTTAGTAATTCGTCCTCGTCTTTACCTGTAATAACTTTATAACCTTTTGTTAATATATTGCTTATTGTATAATCAGCAATATTCTTTACAGTAGTTTTAATGTAATCTTCGGCATAGCTATCAATATCATCTACAATACAAAATGTAATCATTCTACTTTAACCTTTGTCAAAGGAATGTCTGCGGCACATGTACACCATTTACGTGTACATATCACAGCATCCTGGGGTTGTTCGAAAGTGCCGTCATAGATATTACCTAAACTTCCTCCAACTCTACAAGTTGCCCTATGTACTTCGCCGTCCCAGTTAATCATTAAACTTTCTATACCGGCATTACAACTCCAACCTTCAAAATTGTTGTACTTATGTTTTATTACATCATTAGCATGAATAAAAGTTTCTCCATCTATTACACAATTACCTTTTACCTTTGATTTATTTTGTAAAATCCAATCTAAATCTTTTTCTTTGTAACGCATATCATCAAACCAATCTCTATCTTCTGCGTCTGTCCATCTAATTCTTCTTGTTACATATGGTATATTATGACTTTCTAATAGATCTGCAGATTCACGTACTCTATCCATATATTCGTGATGACACATAAGATTGACTTGAAATGCAGTGTCAACATTATTCATGTCTTGTAATTGACTATACCTAACAATATTTTCTGCAGCTCTATAACTATGTTCATTGTCAAAATGCAAACTAAACACCCATTGGTCAACAGGTTGCTTTATATAAAATTCGGGAGGTCTTAGTGCGTTTGTTGTTATGTTTACCCATTGTAAACGTGCTTTAGCACATTCTATTATTTTAATTATTTGTGGATGTACTGTAGGTTCGCCACCGGTAAAACTTACACGAATAGGTTTACCTATTTTTTCTAGTGTGTATATGGCTTCCACTATAACATCTAAGTCTGTATGTGGAGAAAAATTATCATGTATTTCTGCAGGACAGTATGAACAATCTAGATTACATCTTTTTCCTAAATTCCATTCAACATGAATACTTTTGTCGTGACCCCATCTACTTTCTATTTTGTACATACTATACCTTTAACCCTGTCAAAAGATTTTAAATATTTTATATCTACATCATTAGATAAGTCTGCAACAGGAATCATACCTAAATTTATGTTCTTAAATGTAAAAGGTTGTAGTTTAAGCCAAAGTTTAATGTATACTTTTCTTATAGCATATAACCAATATGGAATAGTAGGACCAAACTTAACCATAAAGTCTGCACTATAGTATTGCTGAGGTCGCACACCTTCTGCTATATTATCTTTGTCTTTAAAAATATCTAACACAGTTTTTCCTACTTGACAATAGTTTATGTATACAGTACCGCGTGTCCATCTAAATGTAAAATGCATCATGTCTTCTTCATTTAGATTTATTATCGGTCTGTCTTTAAACGTAACGACTACTGTAGGATGATTTTTTGTTCTTAGTTCTGCTTCTAGTTTATGAATTAGTACATTAAAACGTTCAATTGCTTCTTGTGCTTCTGTGTGTGCGTTATTAAAAAACTCAGTACCTTCAATCACTTCGCCACGTAAATCTTCAAAGAATTTGTGTAAGTAGTTTAGATCGCCTTGCATATTAGTGCTTGCACTGCTTATATATCGATCTATATGAATACCGTGTTGTTTTATTGTATCAATACATTTATTAAGCTCGGGTATAAGGTTTTGTGTACCCCAGTTGGTAAACCTATCTGTTTCGTATAACGGATAATTTTTACACAGCTCGTTAAACCATTTTTGGGCAATGTTAGTATTTCTAACTTTAAATGGTATTTTAGTATCTTCTTTGCCGTTTGTCAATATCAAATTAAACATAAAACTTGAACTCCGGATTAGTAGCAAGAAAATCTTGTCCGCGAGTTTTATCTAGTCTACGATTAAATTCTATACAGTCTTGCCAGTGTGTTTTGTACATACACTTTGCTTGTAAGAAATTAATATTATCTTGTATTTGCTGAAGTGTAACAGTTTCTAATAATTTATTTTGTTGTACTAGTTGATAACCTAGCACTTCAGTTTTCATTTTTTCTAAGCGTTCTACTATTTGTTTTTTTAGTTGAGGTGGTAATACTTGTGCAGACAACGACATAGGATAATTTACACGATGAGAATAAAATATAATCCCCATTTCATTTAAAAAGTAATCTATCACTTTGTCAATCTGCATAATATTATTTGCTTGTACAGTAAAAGCACCTACTATACGACTTACGTTAGGAAAAGATTTAAACACTTTTATGTTTTCTTCTATTTCACTAAACTTGCCATTTCCTCTAATGTACTCATAAACATCATGTAATCCGTCAATACTTACGTTTACAGCAATTGATTTAAACTTGGGCCAATAGTCGTGTATTGTTCTTCCGCCTTTGATACCTAGCGTAGTACCATTTGTAGCGTACTTTAATTCTATGTTTTCGCCATACTCTGCAAGTTTGTCAAGTATTCTGTAGTGATATGGATCCATTAAAGGTTCACCACCTGCAAATTCTACTCGTCTAAAATATGGTAATAGTTTTTCAAAACTTTCCCACCAATTATCGCTGTTGTCAAACGGACCAATATATTGTCCTGGTTTGTCTACAAGTTTTTCAACTGTAGGTATAAGGTAGTTGTTTTCTTTTTTATAAAACTCAGTTACTTGACCCCAGTCTTTCCAACTAGTTGAATCAAGTGGATTGCACATACGACACTTTAAATTGCACAAATTGTTAAGTTTAATCTCCATTGTAGGAAATTCAAACGGCATTGTATAATCTTCGTTTAAAGCGTCTAGTGCATCGGGGTATAAGTTTGCCCTTGCTTCTGGAATAACGCCTGCTATATGACGCTGTCGTAAGCTCTGCACACCTTGATCTTCTAAATCAAAGCACGGCTTACACACATCAGGACGCTCATTATTTAAAACTTGTTTGCGTACTTTACGCATTTTTTCGCTATTCCAAACTTCTTCTAATGTTTGATCTTGTATCCAGCCAATAGGCTGACTACGGCAACAAATTTTTATTGCGCCGTCCTCTCTAGTAGCAAGTCCTGTAAAAGGATGCATACAAAATGTACAACTATTTGGTTGCTTGCTCAATTGCCCATTCTCTTTCTTTACACCAAAAACATTTACCACATATTGGAACAGTATCTCCTGGAGTATATGTTGAATAATCTAAACCTTCAAATTCGCCTTCGCAACTTCTAGTTAGATTTAACAAATCCTCAATACCATTTTTATAGTACTGTTTGATAATCCAGTCTTTCTTAGTATACACGAAAGGATGACAAATGTCAATACCATTATGAATAAAATGAGGTGGTATATGTCCTTCATCTCTTTCAGGAACTTTTCCCGGAATATCAATATCTGGATTTTTATTAAGCCCTGCATATAAAGCATCAAGATTGTATTTGTTTGCAATATACTCATTATGACTTCTAAGAATAATCCTATTTCCGGGTTTTTCTTTACCGTATTCATCTGTAATTAATGTTGTGTGAGGTTCCTCCATTTCCGGCGGAACTAAGTTTTTATGCACATAAAATTTATTATCAAATCGATTCATAAACCAAGATATTACATCGTCGGCAATATATTCTTGCCATGGTCTAGTTCTCCATAATCTAATTTGGCTAGTAAAATGTATATCAGCTGTAGTATTAGAGCAAATTAAATATGCTAATAATGCACTGTCGGCTCCTCCACTGATACTAATACCTATACGGCTCCACGAAGAATTCAAGAAAAGGTTCATACGTATACTTATTTGTTAAATATCTACATGCTAGAAAGAACTGATTATAAGGTTAATATACCTAAATTTGATGGATTATTTCAAGGATTTAAAACACCATTGAACGAACCTACTGGTAATTTCTTTTATGATCCTTGGCTAATAAAAGACAAATACGTAGGTACAGTTTGGGAAAAATTACTTGCAAGTTTACCGCACCCACATGGAGAAGCAAGAGTAATTATAATGGAACCTGGCTCTAGTTATATGGCACATTCGGATATTGACAACCGATGGCATTTAAACATACAAGGAGATTATTCATACTTGATAGATCTAACTACATTACAAATGTATGAATTAAAAAAGGACGGATATTGGTATTATATGGATGCAGGAAAAATACATACTGCGTCGAATTACGGAAGTGTACCTAGAGTGCAATTAGTAGTAAGAGAATTACTTACTTCTACAGATTCATCAGAACTTTCTCAAGTTACAATAAAGCCAGCAATGCCACAATATGATTATAGATATAAATTTGATAATCAAATCAGTCCTTGGTTAAACCAGGTCAATAAAGAAAACAAAATTAAAGATTTTGAATACAAAGATGAAACGGTAAAGTTTAAAATACCTGTAACAGAACTGTCTGGCCTAAAGTTAAGTAAGGATTTTCGTATTGAAGTGGCTTCCATACCTTAAATTAGATAATCAAGGTCGTCCTTGTATGGCTCAACAAACATACGAGCCGTTAGTAAGTTCTGATGGTAAAGTTTTTTGTAAAAATTATAATTTTCCTAACGATTACGCATATAGAGATACAACTAATAGACCGTTGTATACTGAAGAAGTAGTAAATTGGTTTTACGAAAATGAATTAAAATATATAGAAAAATTTAAAAACAAATCTTATGCCCCTGAAGTAATAGATATAAAAGATAAAAAAATATATATTAAATGGTATAAGGAAAGTTGTAATCAAAGGATATACAGCGGCAGACCTTGGAAAGAAAATCAGTGGCGTAAACACATAAAGTTTATTATGACGGATATTTATAAAGAGGGTGTATATAAATTGACTATGTATCCTCATTGTCATTATATTAGTGATGATGGAAATATGCGAGCTATTGATTGGTATGGTTGTGTTCCAGTAGAAGCACCATATATTGAAGAAAAATATATGCAAGGTATTATACACGAAACAGCACAATTTAGATTGCAAGAAACAGGAGAAGCAGTAGATCGAATGTTAAATTTAGAAATTATGTTCAAGCGTAGTTTAGGTACACATGTTTTATGGGGAGATAAAAATATGGGAGACATATACAAGGAGTTGTTTCATGCCTAAATTTTTTGGTAGCACAAAGTCTATCATTGACTGGGATCCTGTTGTAGAAATTTGTAAGGATTGCACTACAGGTGATTATAATTCAGTGAAATCAGTTGTTGAACGTTCAGAAGGAAACTGGAAGGACGATCCTAATTTGCTAGGAAAGTATCACGAAATTATAAACACTTGGGATAACGCTGGATATAACTTAGAAGAAATTGAATGGTGGGATTATTATCCCGGTGAACATTTTGATATAGAAATACAAAATAAGTTTGCAGAAATAGTAAATGCAGAACCGTTAAGAGTTTTTGTAAGTGATGTACGTCCTGGAACAAACGTACCATATCATTGGGACGTTGAAGACAATGAAGAAGAATGGTTAGCACAAGGAGAACTAAAACGCTGGGTTTGCTTTATGGATAAGCCTCGCTGGGGTAGTGTGTTAATATTAGAAGACAAAGCATTTCATAATGTGCCACAAGGTGAAATATGGGAATGGGATAATTACAGAAGTTATCACGCAGGAACAAGTTGTGGTATACATCATCAATATTTGTTTCATTTTTTAGGGAGACCCAAATGATGGTAAGAAGCATTGGAGTATGTAACACAATCAACTGGGATGCAGTAATTAAAGACTGCGAAAATTCAAATCCTGAGTACGTAGGACCTAGTCATAAGCGTGGAGATAATATACCTGGTTTAGATCCTATATTAGACATGTGGGAAGAAGCAGGATATAAAACTGTACACGAAGGTGGAACTGCTGGATGGGATATGTTTATTCCAGGTAAACAATTTGACACAAGCATAGTAGATGCTTGGAACGAACACTACAACTTAGACTGTAAAAATGTTTGGATAAGCAGAGTATGGCCCGGACGGTTTGCTCCTATACATTGGGACGTACATGATGACGAAGAAAACTTACCCGATTGTGCAAGATATCACTCGCATATTGGTAAGCCTCAGTGGGGACATATTTTTATTGTAGACGATAAATGTTTGTATAATAGAACACAAGGTGAAACGTTTAGATGGGAAAATAGAAAATTATGGCATGCAGGAACTAACTGTGGTACAACACCTAAATATATATGGAATGCTTGGTAAGGAGAAAAGATGGAAAAAGTATTATCAGAGATGCCTAGAATATCAGTTTTTACTGATGTACTTACAGATGAAGAATCAGATTACTATGTAAAAAAATACAGTGAACTAGGAATGAATCCTGATGCAGGATTAGAATCACGAGAGCAAACAAATGGGCAAATCACAGAAGAAGTAGAACAGCGTAGTATTAGCTGGGATACTGATAACGAAGATAGAGAGTTTTTTAAAAAACGTCTTGCAGAAACAGTTGGATTTCCGATTGAACATATAGAAGCAGGCGATATTTATAGATATCAACCTGGACAGTATTTTGGTCTGCATCACGACTTTCCTTACACTCCAGAAGAAATTGCATATTATGAAAAAGGTGGTGACAGAAAAGCAACAGGTATTTTTTGGTTAACAGGTGACTTCGAAGGCGGTACTTGTGATTTTCCTGAACTAGATGTATCAGTAAAGCCTGTAAAAAATGGTATGTTTTATTTTGAATATGACTACGAAGATGAAGCAATTAATCAGTCAACTATACACGAAGCAATGCCTATTACAAAAGGAGAAAAATGGATCGCAGCATTTTTTATTGCTAATGGTCCAAGGGTAGAATGAAATTTTATATAACTGGTGCAAGCAGAGGACTAGGAGAATACTTAGCAAAATATTTTCACTGTGAGAGTTTTAACAAACCTTTTGATCTTAATTCTGACATCGAAACAATTTGTGATAGTATTGAAGAAGGCAGTATTGTAATACTTAATGCTCACGCTAGTCAATTAAAATATGTAGAACGTCTTAAAGACAAGTGCAATTTGGTTGTAATGGGAAGTATTGCGGCAGTGAATTTTGATCGTGAAATGCCAAAGTACAGCAAAGAAAAATGGGAACTAGAAAAAACTGTACAACAGTTAGCATTACATAACAAATACGCTATTTTATATTTACAATTGACAAGTAGCAGTTATAAAAACTACCAATTGGTTGCAAACAGTATACAGTTTTGGTTAGACAATCCTGATACAACTTTTATAGGGTATAATATAAATGACTAAAAAAATAGTAATTACAGGACACACTAGAGGTATAGGCAAAGCAATCTATGATAAATTTACAGAAGTAAGTTGTCACGAGATTGTAGGCATTAGCAGAAGCAACGGCTATGACATAGATGCAGATTTTGATAAAGTTGTTGCAGAAGCAACTGGTGCAGAAATTTTTATTAACAATGCTTATAGAGATCAACAACAACTTAAACTGTTTCATGCATTAAAAGACAAAGTTGATATGATGGTTGTTATGGGAAGTGTAAGTAGACATTATCCTGAACTTATTCCTACCGATTATGTACATGATAAACAAGCACTAGCAGAAGCATGTCGATTAGAAAGTATTAATCCAAATGGTATTCCTATACTACATTTAGATTTAAGTTTTATTGAAGGGACTGAAATTAACTATGATGATCCTACAGCATTCAACAGCGATTACAATACTAGTTTTGAAGATATTGTAGACACAATTATTTTCTGGGCACAGAAGCCTAGCATTAGACAAGTAGAGTTTCGTTGGAAATTAACAGATCATGTTATGAGTGAATTTAAAAGGATTAATCCAAACTTAGACCCATCTCGGATAAAGTTTTAAATTAGCATAAAATTTATCAGGATGTATTTCCCAAACAGTTTGATCAGTGTGTCTATAATGTACATCTTTAATTTTAGATACAATACCTAGTTTTGCAAGTGTAGGAAAGTAATAACTATGCACAAGACGCTGACTTGCTTCTTTACTTGCATTAGATGTAGCAAACATTCTTCCACGTCCTCCTACCCATTCGATGCATTGAGGCAGTAAAAATTGATCTGTCAAGTTTTGATGTTCTGCTACAAGACGTTTAGGAGTAATAAGTCCTGCACCTTTACGCTCTTCAGCAAATGTACATACTCTTGTAAGTATACGATATCCACCAGGCATAACATCATCAAACGAATGTGCAGCAACACTTCCTACAGCACGATTGCCATTATAAAGTATCCAAGCACTCCAATCAGATTCATTACGGAAACAATCTATCATTGCTTTCTGACTAGAGTTATTTACAAAACCACGACGAGTTGCTTCTGAATAAAACTCAGTTAAGTCTAAATCTTTACTCCATTTTACAAGGCTATGCATATATTTCTTTTGCCAATTCCATTACATCATCTCTAAAGTTTGTTTTAAAACTTTCGAATGCTAGTAACTGTATTTCTTTGTGTGCAGTGGGTTTATCAATGTCAATTCCCATAGAAGCCATTTTAGGAAATAAGTCTGCTTGTCTATCTTCACTAATATGACTCATTACACTACGCAAACTTATATCATTATCAGCTTGATCATACGTAAAGAAATAATTTATACTTTTAAGTTTACCGTTTACAATAAAGTAACTTGACGGATGCAAACTGTATTTGGTTAATCCTAAGTCTTTGTGTGCTTGTAGTATTTCGAGCATCTGTTTATCCCAGTCAGGCAATACCTGTGAGTAGTCTGTTCCTACACAGCCGGCAAGTTCCCACATATCAGGTCCATCTATTTCTAAATAAACTTTTCGTTCCTTTTCGTTGATACTAAACTTAGGAATATGTTCAGGATAGTGTGTTTTCATTATCCTTAAAAATTTAACCTCACGTTCAAATTTTTCATCCATCAACGACGGGTCAACAACTTGATTATGCCCACCGTGATAATTTTCGTCGTTGTAGTACCATTGACAAAAAAGTCCGTTTTTTGAAATTAAGCTAGTATAAATTAGATTATTTCTACATAACCCTTTGCCAGGAACGTTGTTGTAATAATATTCATAATTCCCGTTCATGCAACTACTTATCTGGTAAGTATATGTATGATTAGAGGAATTGGTGGCAAACCATACATTAACTTAGATCCTTATTTAGACATAAAGGGTTTTAGGAATCTGCATCCAGAAATTTGCAAAGGTTTTGCATTAGCAAGAGATTATGCAAAAGAAGGAACGTGGATGGCTCCTGGCTTTGACTGGAAGGACGCTTCTTATATTTTAAATTGGAAACCGATTTATCAAGCGTGGGATGACTATCAGTCATTGCCAGACGACCACCCTATTAAGGTAGAAGGCAATAAAATATTACCAACAGACTTTGGCGACTATAGGCAACGAAACATTTTTACAAGATATTTAAAAACAACTATGGGTGCAAATGACCCATACATATATTATTTTTTATGGAATGAAGGAGATTGGAATGAAAGGAACGCTGAACGTCAAAAAACTGAAGAAGCGGTTTACTTTCCGGGTATCGTTAAGTGGGTTGAAAGCCTCCAAGAAGAAGGTATCATTAGCCAAATCGGAAGGGTAATATTTTTTCACTGTGATCACAACGGTAAAGCATTTGAACATAGAGATTTAGATGCAAATAATGGAGTACATGATGATAAGCAATATAGTCCGCACAATAATGAATTTATACATATACGCTATCGTACAAAAAGAGGATTTTATATTTGGGATCCCGAAAGCGAAAATAAACATTATATAAATTGTAATGCTGCATTTTGGAATGATCAAGACTGGCACGGCGGAGAAAGTAGTGCTGAAGTAGAATACGGCTTACGTGTTGATTGCAAATTTACTCCAGAATTCCGCAAAGTCATAGGCGTTACCGGAAGCTATTAATGAAATTACTTGGTAATTTTAATTTTATCCAAGACACTTGGATAGACGAAGTTCTTAATAAAGAAGGACAAGCCCGGCCCCGAGATTGGCCAGCGATAAATGCTATTGAAAGTGCTGAATATTCTCGTGCAGAAGAAGCAGGATATGATTTAAATGCTATACATTGGTGGGTATATGAAAAACAAGATGTAAGTTTTGATTTTGTTCCAACTTTTGTTAAAGGTAATTATCATTGGTGGATAACTAAACTATATCCCGGGCAATTTATGCCTGTACATACTGATCCGCATACACACAGTCAATCGTGTAAGCGTTATTGGTGTCCATTACAAGATTATCATCCAGGACATATTTTTTTGTATAAAGATACTGTTCCTGTTAACTATAAGAAGGGTGATGTTTTTGTATACGAAAACGAGCAAGATATCCACGGAGCAGCAAACATAGGACATATTCCTAGACTAGTATTACAAGTTACGGAGTATATTTAATTTATTTTTTATTAATTTAACGGAGTATATATGAAATTTATTTTCACACTTTTTATTTTATTAGCAACAGCAACAGCAGCACAAGCAGATAGTATTAATTTTCAATTAGGCGATCAAACAAACAGCAACGGCACGAGTAGTAATGTCTATACTATCAAATACATTCATGACGTAAATAAAAATTTAGATGTTGGCGTTATGATTAACAACTCTAGAAATACATCTACAGAAGGAGTAGTATCTTTATATGAAATCTCTACAAGATATAAAATTCCAGTTGTTAACAAGACTGCTATTTATATTGGACCGACTTTAGGATCATTGCAACCATCTGGAGTAGACAGTAGAAATTATGTAGGTTTAGAATTCGGAGCCATGACAAAAATTACTGATAGAATAGGTTTAAGAGCAGATTATACTAAAATGACAGGAATAAATGTAGATACTATGGATAATACTTATTCCAGAATTTGGGCATCATACGATCTTACTAAGAAGAACACTATCGGCATTCGTAGAGATTTTATGAGAGGCGATTTAGAATTTGATACTTGGAGTTTAATGTTTCAGCATAGATTTTAGTGTAATCTTAGTTTCTGCTATTTTTATGTATCTTTAACACATTGATTTCATTCTTTTCAACACCCATGTATTCACCAGGGCACATGCTACATTCATCTACACTGCAATAATGTGTGTTAGCGAAATGTTCAATCTCTTTATCTGTACAAGTTTCTAAATTTACAGGTTTATATTTTAGATACTTTTGCCACTCGGCATCTTGTAATAAGTCATATTTTTCTAAAAGCCTTCTTAATGTACCTAATGCTCCACACTTGTAAATTTTCTTGTCGTGTAAAAAAGCACAAAATTGACTTGGGCAACTATTCTTGTAAGCATCTGCCGGATTACTATTAAACGGCTTTGGTATTCCATTCACTTTATTTACAATAGTTTGAAAGTATGGAGACTCCATATAATGAATCCCCCAATTTCCTTCCATGTATGTAATATCATTTGGATCACGGCCTTCAAAGTCGTCTATCCACCCTTTTTCTTTTAGATACTTCTTCCAATTATCTGTTCCGGTATCTGCTTTAAATACATCATACCACCAAAGATGAGCTGGAATTGTTTCTTTGATGCCTAAACGTTGACCAATTGTGTGTACAGCATTCACCATAGTATCTTTGGAATAGAACAGCGGTGTGTGATTACAAACTTGAACCCAGATATGATATTCGTTTACAAGATCAACAACCCAGTCAATATTTTTATGTAACAACATTCCGTTCGTAGACATAAAGATAGTTTTGTTTGGTTCAAAGCTACGTATACACTTTATAATTTCTAATATCTTGTCTTTGTATAAAAATGGTTCGCCACCTATCATACTCCAGTTTTCAACATCAAACTTTTTGTTAGCTAGTATTAAACTTTCTCGAATTGATTCAATACTAGGACCGTCAAAATCTAACTCGTCGCTTCTACTATCACAATTAGAACATGCTAGATTACACTTATTGCCATAAAATGCATCAAGTAATTTAATGTGTCTGTTCATTTTGTTTCCTATAACTTCTTGCAATCAATTCTATAAATTCCTTTTTACGTTTGCCTGGAATACCGTGTGCAATTAAATGTATTCTAGATATATTTGAGTTATTAACAAAACTGTGTACATTGCGTATATTAATAATAAATGCTTTGCCTTCTTTGAAAGGTACAGTTCCGTGTCCTTCTAAAGTCATATAACAATCATCTGGATGTATGATTGCTATATTTATAGGAACGCCAAACTCTAGCATGTCTAAATTATCTTCTCCTGGTAAGCGTCCAGGAGCATCACTATGCGGGTTTATTCTGCCACCAGATTCAAGTTGCATGAAACGAATTCTTCTATAACTCTCGTAAGGAAATTGCTCCCAAAAACTTTTTATATTAGGAGTGTGTTCGCTTATACTAGTCCATTTGTAAGGGACTTCATTTTCGTTTTTCCAATCGCCGTAATTTGTCCATGCACCTGTTTTATCAACATCAATACCATGTATACAACTACTGTTCCAGCCTGGATGCTCTTTACCTCTATGATCTACAAATAGTGCCGCATCAGTTTCACGCTTCCATGCATCTAAGTCAAACTCAATATCTAGTTCTAGCCAACCCGTACTCGGATCATTTAACACTTTGTTTGCAATATCATAATCGTTCATATTTGTACTTATCATATAAACTGCGTGTATAAATAGATTTATGAATACAATTGATAGAGATTTTATTAGTAGTAATTTTTCTGCTGTAAATCTTGTTGACGGATACTGTCAAGAACGTGTTAATTTTAATAAGGCAGATTTAGTTGAAAAGATTAATTTGTGGAAATATATTCTAGTACATAGGTGTAAAGCAAAACCACAAGAGTCAATTCTTATAGGTAGTCATACACTTAACATTGATTATATTGCTTCAATATATGCCGCGGCTGAACTTTCATTAATAATTACAGTTGTTGATTATATTAGAACAGACGACTTTCGTGATTCAAAGTATAAAGATCCAAAAACACAAGCACTTCTGCCAATACATATATTCTTACATGATTTCCCAAAAGATTTAGCTGAAAAGGATCCAGAAGCATTTTCAAAGTATATATACTTTCAAGAAATATCTGAAAGAACTTATAGCATTGTTGACGATGATATTAATTTTAAAATAGATAATCAATTTGACTACAGTCAAGCTATAAGTATTATGCCTAAGCCTGATGATATTCTAGTGAAGGCTACTAGTAGTGGAACTACTAACAAGCCTAAAATAATTGAACATACCCATGCATTCATTCGAGGAGTTGCTGAACGTAACATGTGGATGTTTGGCGGTACAGCTCTACATGTAAAAAATCTTAACCATGGCGCTTCTGCTGCGGTAACATTATTTCCTGTTTTAGCAAATGATGATGTTAAACAACATGTAATTTATGCAATAAATGAAGACGACCCGTTAGAACATTTTGTTAAAAGTATAGAAGAATTTAGAGAAGATCTATGCACAGTGTCTTTTCCATATCCGTTCTTTATAGAAAGATTTATTGCATCCAGTAGGAAATTTAATCTAAATTGGCCTAACTTACGTGTCTTAGTTCTTACATACACCCTAGAAAGCATAAAACTTGCAGCTCGTGATGGTATTATAAAGAATGTAACTAGTTTATTTGGGTCTAATGAAACATTAGGACCACTTTTTATTAATGTTTTTGATAAAGAAAACTGGGACAAAGATTCTCGATTATATACAAAATTCGATGACTGGTATAACTTAGAACTTTCAGAAGAAGGAAAGCTCATTGTAGAGTTACCTGTATATAATAGATTAGAAACAATGAATGATGTATTTAAAATGGAGGATGGGTTTTGGGTACATCAAGGAAGATCAGATTTATTAAGGATCAATGGTGAAGACATTGAGATATCAAAAATTGACGACCTTAATAAACAAAACGAAGACTTTTATGTTATAGTAGATACAATAAATCATTGTCTATATATAGCGTATTGGGTAGTCAAAACACAACAAGAAGTTGATGACTATATAAGCAAAGTAGAGTCTAATTTTAAGCAAATTGAAGTTAAACATGCAATGCAACTAAAAAAAGAAAATTATTACTATGGTTTTAAAATTGACAACGAACTATTAAGAGAATATTTTAGACATCATATCTATTAGGAGACAACGATGATCAAAGAAACACACGCAAGAACTATCGCAAAAGCAGTAATTTATAGAGCATTAGCTGTATTAGCTATTATGTTAATTTCAGTTTATATTATGGGAGCAACTTGGACAGAAGCAAGTCAAGTTGGTGCTATAGTTATTATTTTAGGAACAACAATTTATTATATTCATGAAAGAGCATGGCTGTTTACTACTTGGCTTCGACTAGGAGACGGTAAGGATAGACATTATCGTAGTCTAATTAAAACACTTATTTACAGAGGACTTACAATGATAGCTGCATTTATTGTTGCTACTTTTGTTCTTAAAGCATCAACAGGAGGTGCAACTAGTTTTGCTTTAATGCAGGCCGCGTCTAATATGACCTTATTTTATATTGTTGAAAGAATATTTAATATGACTAATTGGGGAATAATGATTGACAACACCGCCGAATGATAAGCGTTTGTTGCCATATGGCGGTGCCTTTGCTATACAAGATACAGAGATTATAGATTTTATAAAATCTGTAGACCTTGTTAATTCTTTGTGGGAAGAAGATATAACCCAACAATTTTGCAAAGAATATAAAAATTGGATTTCTACAACACAAATTAATAGTGTTAAATGTTTAGAAAAGTTTGAATATAGCGTTTATTCAAACGGAACTAGTCAAGCATTTGACATGTTTTATATCAAAAACAAAGACAGACGCTTTAGATGCTGTAAAGGTGAGTATATGTATCATCAACTGGCATGGCGTAATAACTGGCCAAACTGGAAGTTTCTAGACGACGGCATTATTAAAGAAGGTGATGCAGTAGTAATTAGCTTGCCATTTTCCAATACAGGTAACAATCCTGATAATTTAAAAGTTCTACTTAATCAATGTGACGAACTTAAGGTTCCTGTTTTACTTGATTGTGCTTATTTTGGTATTTGTGCAAATATAGATTTTGATTTTACACACGATTGTATTACAGATATTGTGTTTAGTTTAAGTAAAACATTTCCAGTAGCACATGCTCGCATTGGTATGAGATTGACAAAAGTAGACGACGATGACTTAATGTTTGTATATGATAAGATAAATTATAATAATCGTATAAGTGCTAAGTTGGGTTTAGAACTAATTCGCAAATATCCCCCAGACTACATATACAAAAAATACCAAGCCCAGCAAGAAGCAATGTGTAAAGACTTAAACATAAAGCAATCTAATACAGTTATGTTTGGATTAGACTTTAATAACTTATATCCTGAATATAATAGAGGATGCAATGTTAATAGATTAGGGTTACATAAACATTATGCCGTCTAAGATTATTAATTTTGAATATTTTCCTGCCATTGAAAGTGATACTTACAAACGTATTATAACTGATATAGAAACAGCAGCAAATGAAGGATACACTTCTATTATAGGCTTATTGCTTGTAGATGGATTTCTATACAAGCACAACGATAAATGGAACCAACTATACAACAAGATTGTATCCTATGCAAAAAATATTAATGTTAGTATTACAATAGTATCTGGAATGAGTCATGATAATGCAGTAAATTGCAAAACAATTCCGTTTGATTTTTATATGCATACAGTCTGGAATAGTTATAAAGATAAAGAATTAAGTAATTACAATCCTAATACTAACAAGTTTTTATTCTTAGGAGGAGTTCCGGATAGACTTAATAGAATAGGTTTATTATACAAATTATACAATGAAGGTTTGTTAGAAAATGCAGAATGGAGTTTCTTTCCACCTTGGACACAAAAGCAAAAAGAAAACTCATTAAAATATTTTCCTTCTACTAAAGAATATTATAATTTTATACAGTTTGCAGAACGCAAAGTAGATGACTTGTATGAATCTTCTAAAACATACTGCACAAATGAAATTCCTATAGCAACAGAATGGACTAATAATAGTGCTTGGATTGATCCTAGTCTATATAGTCAAACTAGTCTAAGTGTAATAGCAGAAGGTCATCCAGGAGATAATAATAACAATAGTAAGTTCTTAACTGAAAAGATATTTAGAGTTTTTGTCCAAGGGCATCCGTTTTTATTAGGTGCAAATCCTACAATTTTTAATTATATTAAAGAATTAGGATTTAAAACATTTGAAGAATATTTCCCTATTACAGACTATGCTGTAGATACCTCTGAAGATGTACGTCTAGAAAAACTAGTTACAAATTTACATTATTTTGTAAATAACGGTATAGATTGTGCTGAAGATATAGAGTATAACAAGAAACATTTTTTTAAACTAGCAAAAGAAAACGCAAATATACTAAACATATTAGATGCTAGTAAAGAAGAAATAAATTTTTTCTTTGACAGAAAAGGCTTTGGACATTTGATATGATTATTAAGTCAAACAACGATTGGGATCCTTTAAAAGAAATAATTGTAGGTAGAGCAGATCGTGCTCGTATACCAACAGTTGACGCTAGTACTATGAGCATGAGCTATGCTAATTACAATATAGAAGATATAAAAGAGCTGGAGGGAGAATATCCACAGTGGCTTATAGACGAAGCAAACGAAGATGCAGAAGAGTTGTGTAGCGTATTGCGTAATGCAGGT